GGTTAAGCCCAAACGAGGCAAGGGCATTCGAGGATGCAAATGGATTCGAGGGTGGTGAGAAATACTATGTTGAAGCTAACCTAATCCCTGCGGACCAATTTGAGGCTTACATGAATGCAAAGATTGAGCAGCTAATGAGCAGCGCATATTCAAATAATAATCCAGACGGAAACAATAATAATACACAGGCATAATGAAAACTTTAAGAGCAATAGGAACAATAAACTACAGAGCTGTAGGCGATGGCATGCCGAAAGAATTCGGAGGCATTGCGGCTGTTGTAGATACGACTACAGACTTAGGATATTTTGAGGAGCGCATTAATAGAGGCGCTTTTGATAACGCATTAAAAAAAGATTATGACATTCGTTGCCTTTTTAATCATGAGAGCGAGTGTATTTTGGGACGCACTAAAGCCAATACTTGCAATGTTTATGTAAATGCAGATGGCAATCTCGAATATACTTGGGTTCCAGATTACGAAAATCCATTGCACATGCAAGTCGCCCGCAGCATAATGAGGGGCGATATAACTCAATCATCATTTGCATTCACTGTCAAAGATAGATCATGGGAGAAATCTGAGAAATACGGCGATTTATCATTGCATATTATTAGAGAAATCGAGGATCTTTATGATGTTAGCCCTGTGACTTATCCTGCTTATGTAGATACTGAGGCTGAGGCTCGCAGCTTGGATTTAACTAAGCCAAAGAAAGAAAATGAATCTGATCAAATAACAATACTTAAACTAAAATATAAATGAAAATCAAAGCTTTGAAAGAAGAAAAAGGACGTTTAATCGAAGAATTGAACGGACTGCAAAACAGCATTAACACCGAAGCGCGTTCAATGACTGACACTGAAAAAACTCGTTTCTCTGAAATCGACGCTCGTTTGGACGTTATCGGAACTGAAACTGAAACTCTTGAAAAATTGCAAAAGAGAGCATCTGAGAAGGTTGCCTCTGCTCCTGTTTATGGCGCCGCATCTAGCAGCGAAAAAACAGAGCGCAATAAAATGGCTGACGCTTACTCTTTTAAAAGAGCAATCGAACAAGCTACTACAGGCCGCAGAGATGGCGTTGAATATGAAATGCATAAGGAAGCTGCAGACGAGTTTCAACGTGCAGGCGTAAGCGTAAGCGCTCACTCTGTATTGTTGCCGTCTGATGTATTCAAGCGTGACATGACAGCTACAGGCGGAAGCGCAGGTTCTGAAGGTGGTGTTAACATCCAGACTTCAGTTGGCGGAATCGTTGACGTATTATTGCCTCAAACAATTTTAGCAGGTTTAGGAGTTACTCGTTTCGACGGATTGACTGGAAACTTAGATCTTCCAACTGCAAGCACTCAACCGAGCGCAGGTTGGAATACTGAAAACGGAACTGCGACTGAGAAATCTCCTGCATTTTCAAAAATCACTTTTTCTCCAAAGAGATTGGCTGCATTTATTCAGGTTTCAAATCAGTTATTGAGACAGTCTTCAAATTCAATCGATGCTTATGTTCGTCAATATTTGATTAACGCAATGGCTATCGAATTAGAGAAAGCTGCTATCTTAGGCGGTGGATCTAACGAGCCTACAGGTATTATCGGAAATGCAAACACTAACGTAGTATTTGCAGGTGGATCTACTTCTGCAGCGAATGGCGCTGCAATGGTTTGGAAAGACGTTGTTAGCTTAATGAAATCTGTTGAATCTAATAACGGAATGGGCCAAGCTTACATCACTAATCCATTAGTAAAAGCTGCAATGCAAATCACTGCTAGACAAACTAGCGGCGTTGAAGGTAACTTCATTTTGCAAAGTGGTGCAGGTGAGTTGAACGGTTACACAATGAAGACCTCAACTTTGGTGCCATCTACTTTGGTAAAAGGGACAAGCGGTTCAACTTTGAGCGCTCTTATCTTTGGTGATTTCAGCAAATTGGGTATCGCTTCATGGGGTGGTATGGAGTTGACTGTGGATCCTTATTCAGGTGCTACTGCAGGCTTAACAAACCTTGTTTTGAATGCTTACTTAGATGTTAACTTATTGCAGCCGAAAGCTTTCGCTGTTTGTAAGGACATCATTGCTTAAACATAAAAGGCACAGCGTGACTGTGTAAAGCGTTGGGGGTTAATTCTCCCATCGTTTGCCAAAATGAAAAAAGTTATTTTTATTAAATTTCCAATTGCCTTAAATTTAGTTTATGGCGTTGGCGATATTGCAGAACTTGAAAGCAAACAAGCCGACATATTAATTCAGGAAGGCTATTGCGAGGAAGTAAAGGAAGTAAAGGAAGTAAAAAAGAAAAAAACAATTAACCCAGAATTCGACTAACATGATAACAGGCCGCCGAATAGTTTCATTGACCAACGCATACACTGACTACATATCTGTAGCGGAAGCGAAAGCTCATTTAAGAGTCACCCATTCATCTGACGATTCGTACATATTGACTCTGATCACTGCAGCTATGGAAGCGGCCTCTTATTATGTAGGGTTTTCTATTCCAGAAGCAGTCGTTCGTTATGGTTTTGATTCACTTGTCGGTCAGCCTGCTTTAATGAATCCATTGAATGGAGCGCCGTTGACTATTGGAAATTATTTGAGGATTGCATCCAGAGTAATTGACATTGAGAAAATGTATTATGTCAATCAAAATAATGCAATCACAGAATTTTCTGCAACGGATTGGATTGACTCTCCTGATTTGCTTTCTGATTTTGGTATAAATATATTTATTAACAATTTACCCCCAACGCTTACAGATGATAATACAAAATATATTGTTGAGGTGACTGAGGGATTCTCAACTGCGGACTTTCCAGATACAATGAAAATCGCTTGCATGCTGATGATTGCTCAGTATTATGATAACCGTCAAAATATTATTGTGGGAACTATTTCGAGCGACATGCCATTCGGAGCTAATCACTTGTTAGACAAATTTAAAATATCAGTATTCGGATAATATGAACGCTGGCAGATTCGACACCGCTATTGAAATTTACAGATATACTAATTCTGTAAATGCAGACACAGGCGAGCGTTTAAAAACATGGGCTAAACTTGCAGACGCTTGGAGCACTTACGAACCTGCAGATGGTGGCACAGAGGGAATTTATGCAGACACTCGAGAGAATAAACAGACTGTTAATTTTACTTTGAGATACATGAGTATAGGCGTAAACGACAGGGTAAAATTAAACGGTAAAAATTATAATATTATTTCGATTAAATTAATTGATCGAGATATGTATATGAAACTTAATACCCAATTAACAGAATGATTGAGGGACTTGATAAATTACTTAAGAAACTTGATGAAACAAATAAGACCATCTCTGAAGAGGAGGTTAAAAAAATTGTGCGAGATGAATCAAAGGCAATTATAAATACAGCCCAAAGTAAAGCGCCATCTACAGACATTAAAAACTCAATTGGATTCATCGAAAAAAATGAATCTAAATTCACCAAAACAGTATTAATTGGCCCGCGTTATTATGGCGGGTTTCGCGGTCAACTAGCACATACTTTCGAATATGGCACAGCTCCAAGATATACAAAGGACGGAGAATACAGAGGGCATATAACGGCTCGGCCATTTATGCGCCCTGCAATGGATGCTCACTCTTCAAATATTGTAACAAACGTTTCAAAAAGAATATTTAAACTTGTAACAGAAAAACTAAAATAATATACAAATGGCTACCACAGGATTAGTAAACGGCACGCTTGTAAGCTTATATAAAGATGTAAGCGGAGTGATGACAAAAATCGCAAACGGCACGAGTGCTGATTTCGAAATGACAAAAGACACAATTGACGCAACTAATAAAGACGGCGGCAATTACAAGGAATTTTTAGTAGGGTTGAACGGATGGACAATGAGCTTTGAAGGTATCTTCGAAGAGGACGGATCAGTTGGATCTGGACTTTCTGCAAAAGATATTATTTCTGATCTAGTAGCAGGTGCTTTAATTACAGTTGTTATGACTACAAATGTAACAGGCGACATGAAGTTGTCTGGCTCAGCTTTATTAACTAACTTTGCATGGAGCGCACCTGTAAACGACGTGTCAACATTCAGCTGTAGTTTGCAAGGTTCTGGAACTTTGACTGTTGGAACAGTAGCTTAAAATAATTCGTGTTTTCATATTCCATAAATTAGGGGGCTAACGTCCCCTTTTTTTATTATATTTGCAATATGGAATTTAAAAATTTACCTATATTTTTTAACATGACAGCAATTGAGAATGTCATGAAGGCTTCGCAAATGGAAGATTTTTCTGCTTTTGGTGATAAAATGCAATTCGTAAAATCTTTAAAATTTGCTAGAGACTGCGCATTTTACGGAATTAAAGCGGGTTGTAAACGCGAAAAAATTGAAATGCCGTATAAAACAAGTGAAGACTTAGGCGACGATATAGATTCGTTTGAAGATTTAAACTTTGCTGTTGAGGCATTTACTAAGGCGGTGGGTGATTTTTTTCAAGTGAAGAGCCAAGGTTAAAAGGCTCTGACGAATCCAATAGCAAACCGTTAAGATGGATTGACATTCATCGAATATCATTTGGAGAGATGAACATCACTCCGAGCGAATGGGAGAATGTAACTCCGTATTATTTTAAGTCCAGGCTCGATGGGTTAAGAAATAAAGAAATGCAGATTTATCGCTCAGAAATGGAACGGACTCGATGGCTTGCAGCCATGATTTTAAGCCCTCATGCAAAAAAAGGCACGCCGATAAAACCGCAAAATATATGTGTGTTTTCATGGGAAAAAACAGATCCTGTTAATGTAGTTAATTTTGTAACTGAGAATAAAGAGTTATTCGATAAATTGCGACTGTGAAATCTTTAAAAGCAGTATATAACATATTGACTAATAACAGCCCCTTAAACACGGCTGTATCTGGTCGCATAAGTCCTTTGAGGCTACCGCAGGCGACGAGCTTTCCTGCTATATCTTATTATCAAGTTTCCCTAGTCGCGAATAATACTCAAAGCGGATATTCAAAAAGCGATTTTGCAAGGGTGCAGATTTCCATTTTTGGATTGACGCTTGCGTCATGTTTAGACATTGCAGATAAAACGAGAACAGCTATGCAAATAAACCCAGGAACTTTTAATTCCGTAATTGTTCAACAAGCGAAATTTGATAATGAAGTTTTACTAAGCGATGACAGCGCAGGCGAGGAAGGTATTTATCATATTGCTCAGGATTACATAATTAATTATAATAG